GCTCGTCGGCAGCGTCAGATGTGTATAAGAGACAGCTGCACTGGTCCGACGGATGTGAGTCTGCCTCACTCGCGGGGCTAGCGCAAGGCCCTGCGCCGAAAATTTTTACAGCACCAGTGCGGGTGCCCCCTTGTTAATCGCCGAAACTGTGCAAGAACAAAAAGCGCTCGGCAACGGGAGTCTTGCTCCCAGGTGCTGCGCCCGGTACGATGTGAGTTCTACTCACCCTCTCCTCTACCATGAAACCCTCTGAACTCCGCAACCTCATCCGCGCACTCGGCGGAGCCAAGGTGGTCGCCCGCGCTTGTGATGTCACGAGCCAGGCGGTGAGCCACTGGAAGTGCGTGCCGCCTGAGCATGTCGTCCGCATCGAAGAGATGGCGCGTCTGAAGCGTGTCCTGCGCTCCGACGGCACCCCCTACTCAGTCGCCGTGCTCCGCCCCGACATGGTTCGCGGCTTCGACCGGATCGAACCGGCCTCCCGCACCGCTGCTGCAACTCTGGTGGAAGCGGACTGATGGCACCTGAAAACGATTTGCGCAGAGTTTTGAAGGCGGTGCTCTGAAATGGACGAACGCTACCTCGAGCAGGCTGAGCGCCTGACCTCCGCGCTGGCCGAAGAAGAGCAGGACCGCATTCGACGCGAGCTTGCCCAGCCCGCGATCCCGCCCGACTGGGACGGCACCTGCCCGGATTGTGGCGCCGAGGTGCCCAAGGCGCGCGTCGTGGCCTCCGGTTCGATGCTCTGCGTGGATTGCAAGACCGAACAGGAATACCGGAGCCGTTTCACTCGAAGGTGAGTAGGGCGCCCCTCTGCCGCCGGGTGCTTCCTGCGCTTCGGCCTCGCGGCTTCAACGTGAAAGCGCTGCACGGAGAAAACCATGAAGCTCACTGACGAGCAGGAACGCGCGCTGATCCAGATCCAGGAGCTGCGCGAGGACGGGGCCAAGGAGATCCGGTTCGCCGGTCCGGCCGGCACCGGCAAGACGACGTTGATCCGCCAGCTGCTGGCGGATCTGCCCGGGGCCGACATCGAGGTGGTGACCCCGACGAACAAGGCGGCCAAGGTGCTGCGCTCGAAGGGGGTGCCGGCATCGACACTCTACTCGGTCTTCTTCACGCCTGAGGACGAGGCCGAGGGTCGCAAGTCGAGTGGCGGCCGGGTTCGCTTCCTGCCCAACTACCAGCTGTCGAACTTCAGCGAGGGCAAGCGCGACTTCGCCGACACGATCGTGCTCGATGAGGCTTCGATGCTCCAGACCTGGCTGCTGCAGCACCTGCGCCGGATGTGCAACACCCTCATCCTGGTGGGTGATCCGCACCAGCTGCCGCCGGTGAACGACCAGATCAACCCGGACGGCCACTTCGTGACGGCCCGGCCGCACGTCGAGCTCACCACCGTGATGCGGCAAGGGGAGGGCTCGCCCATCCTCGATCTGGCCACCCACATCCGCAACGGGCGCTTCCCGGACGCACTCGTGCGCAACTTGGCACCGCGCGACCAGTTCCACCAGTGGCTCGCCGCCGACAAGAAGATCATCGCCTTCACCAACGCGCACCGTCGGCAGATCAACCTGATCGCGCGGCGCGTGCTGGGCTTCGAGGGTGTGCTCCCGAAGCCGGGCGATCGGCTGGTGTGCAACGACAACCACGACAGCGCGATCCTCAACGGCACCGAGGTCGAGGTGATCCAGTTCGCCTGGAAGATGCCGGATCTGCTGGGCAAGCTGGTGTGCTCGGACGAAGAGGGCCGGACGCACACGCTCGACCTCAACATGGGCAAGTTCCTGTCCGACCTGCCGGAGGAGTCCTATCCGGTCGCCAAGATGGAACACATCGTCAAGGCCGGCAAGGTGCTGGATCAGGGCCTGTCGTTCTCCTACGGCTACTGCATCACCGCCCACAAGGCGCAGGGCAGCGAGTGGGACGACTGCTGTGTGGTCGATGAGCGCTTCGTGCTGGGCAAGGTGGATCCGTCGGGCAACACCGCGCGCCGCTGGATCTACACCGCCATCACCCGGGCGGCGAAGCGCCTGACCTTCGCCGATTACCGCTGGATCAAGAACGCGCAAGACGTGCGGAGGGCAGCATGATCAAACCGATCGAGACGCAATACAAAGGCTACCGGTTCCGCAGCCGCCTCGAGGCGCGCTGGGCGGTGTTCTTCGACACGCTAGGCGTCAAGTGGGAGTACGAGCCAGAGGGGTTCGACTTGGGCGAGGCAGGATGGTATCTGCCGGACTTCCGGGTGACCAGCCCGCAGGGGATGGTCACCTGGTACGAAGTGAAGCCGCAGGGAGTGACGTCTGACATGAAGTTCTCGGCGTTCAAGTGTGCAATCGATGCGCGAGCCGACACGACACAGGCGGCTCTACTCAGCGGAGACCCGACAGATGTACTGGGCGAAGAGCCTGAGACTCACGCGTGTCCCCGGTGCGGTAGTTTGGCTAGGTTGGGAAGTATTAGCTCCTTGCTATCGTTTGTGAGAGGCGACGGGGAAGACTCGGACGGTATGCCCCGCTGTGGCCCCCTTGAGGAGGTAGGCATCGCCTATGGGTGTTGGGCTTGTGACGTCAATACCCCCGTCGGAGGAGGCCACCCGCTTGAGATGGGTTTGGCGGGGCCGGTGCAACCCAACAAAGGTCTGGTGGAATTTTTCGACGTAGCTGGTTGGCGCAGCATGCTCCGTCAATCTGCGAATGCTGCTCGAGCTGTCCGCTTCGGTAAGGGAGGTCGTGGATGACCTTCACATCTCTCGGCCCGAAGCTGCTCGCGCAGGGCTTCGAACCCATCCCTGTCGCCGGCAAGGCGCCGGCCGTCGACCGCTGGTCAGACGTCACGCTGCACCGCGACCAAGTTGCAATCTGGGCGCGGAACGGGAAAGGCCACCTGAACGTCGGCCTGCGCACCGGCACCCTCGCCGCGGTGGATCTGGACCTCTACGACCCGGCGGTCGCCGCCCGGGTGTATGAGGCCTTCGTCGCGCGCTTCGGCGAGGCGCCATGCCGCATCGGCCGCGCGCCGAAGCGGCTGTTGGTGTATGCCGCGCTGGAGCCGCGCACGAAGATCAACTCGGCGTCCTGGATCCGGCCAAACCCGGAGGAGGGCGAGAAGGAAAACAAGGTCGAGGTGCTCGGCATCGGCCAGCAGTTCGTCGCCTATGGCATCCACCCGGACACCCACAAGCCCTACCAGTGGCTGAACGGCAGCCTGGAGGACCAGGAGCTGTGGATGCTGCCCTCGATCGACCTGGACGCGGTGGCCGCCTGGGTGCGCGAGGAGCTGCCCGCGCTGATCCCGTCGGACTGGACCGTGAAGGGCTCGGCCACCGCCGGCGCCGCCTGGGACGACGACCCCTTCGAGGCGATAAAGAACCGCCACGACGACGTCGACCTCGAAGCGCTGCGCTGGATGCTCGAGCAGCTGCCGCAGGACTACTGCGACGATCGCGACTCGTGGCGCAACGTGATCTTCGCGGCGCACCACCAGTTCCACGGCACCGAGGAGGAGCTCGAGGCGCTCGAGATCGTCGATGGGTGGTCGTCGAAGTCGGTGAAGTACGTGACCGGCGTGGTCGCTGCGATCTGGGAAAACGCGCACGAGCAGCGCACCGGCGGGCTGGTCACGGTCGGGTCGCTGAAGGACTGGGTCGGGTTGGACAACTGGGCCGCGTATCGGGCGCAGCGCCTGGCGGAACAAGCGGCAGCGGTGGTGACCGATCGCAACTGGTTTGCTCGTATCGCAGAAGCCGATCAGGCCACGATTGAAGGTACGATCGCTGCGGAGATTCGGACGGCCGATCTGACCCACGCCCAGCGTGAGCAGCTTGCCAACGCGGTGGCCTCGCGAATGACGCAGCTGCATCGTCGGATGGGCATCGCGGCGATCAGGCGCATGTTGGCGCCGACAAATCCGATCTTCAACCGCCCGGCCGAAGTCGATCTGACCGACTACATCCCCTTCGATATGGCGGTGCCGGCTCTCAACCCGGCCACCTTCCCGCACCACATCGCGACCGACACAGCCGTGATCGTGCGGACCACGATCGAGAACACGCAGCGCCTCCTGTCCGCCTACGGGATCACCGCCTACTACGACGAGGTGCGCAAGAAGGCTGT